ACAAGAGCACAAGTAAGGTTCGCTACGCGCGAATCAGGTGTATCGTTTAACGAACACCCAGAGAAAATACACGCACAGTTTTATGTGCACTCCGACGGATATCCTGAAGGATTAGGTTGCCAGATAGCTGAATCGCTACTAAAAGGTAGTAAGCTAGAAGGATGGGAGCTAGAGCACGTTGATGCTATACACGGTGACCTAGAGTACATATATTACGTATGGCAAGATCAAAGTAAAGATATATGGATTAGTATATTTGAAGACAAATCCTATATGCGCCATGATGATAGTACATACCCACTATCTCGCGAGTGTATCTTTGTAGGTACACCAGAGATGTTACTAAAGAAATATGACGAGAGATTTCATTGGTGCAATGAAGGATGCCACAAACTAAATACGAATAATGACGGATAATAAGAACGAAACAATGACAGAACAAGAGTTAAACAAGCTTGCGAGCAGGATCGTAGCTAAGATGATGCATCTTAAAACCATGGAAGATTGGTTTGAACACGTGCGTAATAGCAAACCTGGTGCAGATGAAGACTATTTTAACTTAGAGTTATCAGAAGAATATGAAGCATATGGCGAAACAGCTAAGCTACTAACTCTCATGAACCTATTTCAAGAAGATGAAGATTATGAAGTATGCGCGATTCTTAAACGCAGACTTGATGCAGTAAATAAAATATTAGATAAATATGATGAGGAATAAACCAATGCTAGCATATCCTGTTAGCTCAAAACCAGTAGATTACGGAGAGCCCGTTTTCATGCAACCTAAGCTTGACGGCGTTCGTTGTCTTATACAAGCAGAATCAGACTTTCCCGGCCAAGAATCATTGGCTTCGTTTACTGTAAAAGCTTACTCACGTACAGGTAAAGAGTGGAAGAATATAGATCATATCTTATTTAACCTCAAACCTTTCTTTACGTTCCATCCTAACGTGGTACTTGACGGCGAGTTATATAACCACGATTTGCGTGATAACTTTGAAAAGATCATCTCTTGCGTGCGTAAAACCAAGCCGACAGATGAGCACAGAGCTGAGTCTGAAAAGCTTGTACAGTTTCACTGCTATGATGTATTAACGCATTTTAACACTAGTCTGTATGCTGACCGCGCTAAGTGGATCGGTGAAAACCTTACACCTAACAGCTATATCAAACGAGTGAATACACTTGCTGTAGGTTGTGAAGATCAAGCTAAAGTATATCACCAGAATAACCTAGACAAAGGTTACGAAGGCTCTATCTTACGCCTTAACACTGAATACCAAGAAAAGCGTTCACATAGCTTACGTAAGTTCAAGGATTTCCACGATACCGAAGCTGTACTAACCTCATGGGTTGAAGGCAAAGGCAAACGTGTGGGTACAATAGGTAAGTTCATGGCGGTAGATCCTGAAGGCAACGTCTTCGGTATGCCTGTAATGGATAAGTTTAAGTACTTACAAGATAATTTCGAAGAAATGAAGACATGGGTTGGTAAAACAGCTACGTTTACGTACTTCGAGCGTACTAAAGCAAACAGCTATAGACATCCACTATTTAAATGTATAAGAAATTATGAATGAAATTTACCTAAAGTGCGAATTTTGCGCTAAAACTATGGCAGAAGAAGAGCACAATTTTTGTGATATCTGCCCAGATTGTAGAGACGAATGCGAAGATTAATATATGACCTTTATTATGCTGACGAGATCAGTGTAGACATAGCTATAAAGCTATTAGATAAACTAGAACAATCACGAGACAAAAGAAATAAATACTAATGGATAAACAATTTAGAGAGCCCTACGTGTCTAACACAGAGAAACTTAATAAAATCATTGAAGTTCAAAAAGAATCAATAGCTTTATTAACGACTCAATTACATAATGAAAGGTTAAAGAACGCTAACTTAGATAGCCTAGCTAGAGCTAGAACCAACTCAAGCAAGAAAACAGTAGAAGATTGAATATATTTTACCTACATGAAGATCCACGTAAAGCGGCTGAGTACCAGTACAACAAGCACGTCGTCAAGATGATCTTAGAGTCTGCTCAGATGCTATGCACAGCTCACCATCATTTCGATAATGGAGATAACGTCCCCTATAAGAAGGCTCATTACAACCATCCATCAACTATATGGGTCAGAGAACGTACAGGTAACTATTACTGGTTATACAACCATATGATAGCCCTAGGCGATGAATATACGCGAAGGTATGGTAAAACACACCTTACAATAACTAAATGCAGAAAACCTCTGTTTTTATTTCCTAAAGGTATGGCTCAAGGTAGAAGCGTAGCTCCTCCTCAGTGTATGCCAGATGAATATAAAGATGATAACACAGTAAAAGCCTACTGGAATTACTACATAAATGATAAACATAGGGTGGCTAACTCTAACGAAACTATTAAAACAAAGATGTATGAACGAGAAATTGAGACAAAAGATTAAGGAATTCAACCGTATTAGTTACCAAGATAATTCTAATAGAATTATTATTTGTACCTTAAAACCTGTTGAGACCGTGACAATAGCCCCTAATAGTATAAAGTAATAGGCTAATGTCACAATACCAAAGGAATTTAGAGTTACTAAACCGTAAGCGAATCATATACAGGCAGGAGCCTATTAGTGATGAGCCAGACATCGAGAATGAGCAGTATATGTTCTTCGAGAATGGTACGTATCAATGCTATGATCTATTTAAGAGCACAGCTAAGATAACTACATATAAATCGCTAAAATGGCATTTATTAGTTATATGGTACTTAAATCCAGCTCTTGATCAAGACGATTTTATGGAGATAGCTGAGATGATTGTAGAAAAGCACAACGGTTTCGTTAGCTTTAACATGTATCCTGAGCTTCTCCGTAAAATAGTGTATAATGTAAGCATGCTAGACTTAGAACAACCACCTAAGAATAAGCTGCGTAAAGTTATATTTAAACTACATTGTGGTTTAACTAAAGAAGAGAAGTTACGCGTCGTTGGTCAGCTAATAGGTCGATCAAATAAGATACATCCTGATGACATCTATGCGTGTATGATAGACTTACATGACTTACGTGAAAAGATCACGATAAGACGTCTCTCTGAGCTGCTGAAGGTATCATCTAGAACAATACATAGACACATGTGTATTGAATTAAAAAGAGAAAAAGAACTATTAAATAAAGAACTATGAATAAAGACATTATCAAGCACCCAGATCACTATACGAAAGGTATAGAAATGTGGGACTATGCTTACTCTCAGGGTTTAGATTTCTTTGAGGGTAATGTAATCAAGTACGTCACTAGATGGCGACACAAAAACGGAATTGAAGACCTATATAAGGCTAAGCAATACTTAGATAGATTAATACAACACAACGAAAAAGAAAAATGAGTAGAAGAAAAAACGGTACGAATAAAATGAAACTGGAAAAGCTCAATGCTATACACGTTATAGACAAGAAAATGAAGCGCCGGAAAGTTAGAGAAGATGAGGAGCAAATGGCTAAGTTCTTAGGCCAAAGAAATACATTAAGAGCACAACTAAAAGGAAGTTAATGAAGTGTTATAATGTACAAAACTATATCCGCTACAAAAAGGATATGAAACAAGCTATGAAGCGTATAGATCTATCTCAAGAATGGATTGATCTCACTCGCGACGAGCTGATATATAAGTTCTTACCTCTAGTAGAAAATTTAGCTAGAAAGTTCTCCACATCCCAACAGGCTAGTGGAGTAATGAGTATAAATGATTTAATACAAGAAGGTAGCAAAGGCTTAACTTTAGCTGTAGATAAGATTATATGGGAGACTATAGAGAAATCAGACGATCCAGAAAAGACTATCAAGTCTTTCTTATCTAAACGCATAAAAGGTGCTATACGTAGAGCTGTAGATATAAACCGAGGGACCATGCGAATACCTGAGCACAAGATCAATGAGATCCGCAAGAACAATGGAGAAGACAGGCAAGCTATTGAGATGTTCTTTAACTCTGTATTTGTGAGTCTTGATGCCCTTGTAGATGATACAACTACGTCTTACGACGTACCGGATAACTTACAAGGTTTCAACCCTGATATGCTAACGTCTTACCTTATGAGTCTGCTATGGATATACTTATCTGACAGAGAGGCTGAGGTAATCATACTGAGCTACGGTCTTAATTGTGAAAAGAAATCCGCTAAAGAAATAGCAGCTAAATTAAACATCAAAGGAGACAGTGCTTATGTGCGTGTTTCGCAGCTGAAAAGACAAGCAATCGACAAGCTTATAGATAACGTAGATTACTCGCAAGTGATTGACTTCCTGTAGCTTACTCGTGTAAATAACAAAAATAACGTGTAATTATATATATAACAAACCACAAACCCTATGAAGGAATTAAACAACAAATTAGCCCAAGTCCAGACGAAGCTAAAAGCTAAAAAATCTAGCTACAATTCGTTTGGCAAATACTACTTCCGAAAATCGGAAGATATACTAGAAGCGATAAAACCGTTTCTCCTTGAGTTGGACGTAACAGTT